TCTGCTGTGGCCGGTAAATCACCCGGTGAGTTAAAAACGTATGCAGAATTACAGGCTTATGCAAAACTGCACAGTTTTAAACCAGGTTGGGTTTACTTTCAAGCAAAGATAAGGGGACTGATTAAAAAATGAGTATTTTACCGAAAAATGAACCACACAAGCCGGCTTCGACCCCACGTAATTTCTTTATCTGGGGACCTACGATGAGCGGTAAGAGTTATCTGGCCGAACACTTTCCAAACGTGTTGGTGCTTAACACCGACGGAAACAGCGCAATGGGAACGCGGCCAAGCATTCAATTGCGAAATGTCCGCAATCCCGATGGCAGTTTGAAAACTAGCATTATCGACCAGCTCCGAGAAGTTGTATTGGAATTGGGAACGACTAGCAATACGTTCGAAACAGTAACCATCGACGTGATTGATGATGTTTGCGAGATGATCAAGCAGGCAATTTGCATTAAGGCTGGCTTTGAATCATTAGCGGACTTTGGCTATGGCAAGGGTTACGACCTATTTAACTCTATCTTGCAGAGCCTGGTCATGGATTTAAAGTCTTTACCAATTAACGTAGTTTACATTAGCCGTGAGGGTGACTTCACTGATGATGCTGGGAACACATCGAAAGTGCCGTCGTTAAAAACTAAATATTACAACCAAGTCAATGGCAACTGTGATCTAGTGATCCACACTCAGCATGTTGGCAAAAATTATTTGCGAAACGTCACGGAAATTCGTCGGGCTTATAAAGCCAGTGAGGTTGATGATCCAAAGATTTTAAGCATTTTAAAAGCAATCCCGGGTGCATTGGCGCCAGAGAAACCACAAACAGCGAAGGCAGGTAAATAAATATGAGTTTATTAGATTTAGCAGCAGACACACTAGACAATTTTGACCCAAATAAGGATTCGGTCAACGCAGGTAATCAGGGACTACCGGATGGCGATTACTTGACTGCCATTGAAGACATCAAGCACGCCACGTTCGATTCGGGCTGGGACTGCTTACAAATCGTATTTTCAGTCTTAGATGGCGAACACGCCGGTGAAAAAGAATACGACCGGATTAGTTTTGCCACTAAGTCAAAGGCTGGTAAGGCAATTCCAGATTTTATCCTTAGCCGTAGCATTAAATTCGTTATCAAGCTTGGCGCACTGCTGGGTGTTGAGATGAAGCCCGAATATTTCGCCAGTGAAAACGAAACTGACACGCACGAAACGCTATCGCAAGTGTTGGCACCGGAGAAAGGTAAGACGGTCACTTTACACGTCAAGCACCGCCCAAATAAGAAAGACCCCGACAATCCTTACACCGAGTATGACTTAGACGCTGCCGAACAACCCGAAGAACTGAACGTCAGTGATGCAGATTTGCCAGGCGATTTAGGCGGAGCACCAACACCACCGATGCCATCAGATGCTGACGCACCCGCACCATCAGACTTAGATGAACCACCATTTTAAGGAGGACTAACCCATGAGTTTAAATTTTTATGCAAACATTGATTCATTTAAAAATGACAAGAACGACAAGACAGCCATCACGCTTAAAGTTAGTGAAGGCGGCTTGGATAACTTACTTGATAAACTACGAGCGATGAAGGTTGACCCAGTGGTGGCCATCACAATTGAGTCGGCACGAATCCAATACCAAAACAAACAAGACGCCGAAACTGGCCAATCTATGTACACATACACCCGCAATGACGATGGTATTTGGGAAGAGCACCAAACCGAAGACACTCATCTTGAACTTGATGGGGTCGACAACACCGTTGTTACCAGCGAGACCATCACGGCGGACATCGTTGATCGTTTTCTGATGAACGAAAGCTACGAATACAAGCCGAAATCTAAGTTCAATCCCCGCAAGGCATTGACGATGATTGCGGAGGGCTACAGTTTCGATGAAGTGGCGAAGACGCAAAACTTTACCACCACGAAGATGTTGGATTAGCTGAATAAAGCCCGCGACAAATTTGCTCCTTACGCCGCTACGTGGTGGAAGATTCAGCAAGCCATGGAAGAATAGCTTTTATGGGTAAGCGTAGAAAAAGTAGAAAAAATCGTGAAAAAGGCCGGCGTATCAAAGAAGTTGCGGACATCTTAGTGGATTCTTTGCAGAAACAAGGTATTAAAATCATGCGCTATGATGCCTATTCTACCAATAGCGTTTATTTGAAACTTGATTACGGCGTACTTTATTCAGTTCGGCTAAGCGATCATAAGGGAAAGCAGTATCTTAACTACCGTTTCAACGCGACTTATGGGTATAAAGGCCCTGGCATACGTGAGACAGACTGGGGTTGGTATCGTGAGTATTATACGATGCAAAATCCCGATTTGAACGAGATGTACTTGTCAATTCTTGAGCTTAAAAAAGAAATGACACAAAAATATGGGCCAATTGGGTACCAAGTCGAAATGAAAATGAATTGTAACCGCAACCGGCACAATAAAGGGTTTTGGAAGCAAGCAAAAGACCTAGGGTAGCAATGATGCAGTGACATTAAACCACCGAATGGGTGTGAGGCCCGTTAAGGAGCTATTTAGATGAGTAAAGAAAACAAATTATCAGTGGCCGCAATCATCATTGTGGTTGTGGCCATCATCGGACTAATTATTTAAGAAGGAGGCCGGCCATGCGTAATTTAATTCAATATGCGGTCAAATATGCCGAAGCCGGTTTCAGCGTGCTGCCGATGGTCGGAAAGACGCCAATGATTAAGTTTGCTGACCAGCCGCCATTGACCGTTGACCAAGTTAAAACTTATTGGAAGTCACATCCATATGCACAGCTGGCGCTGCGGACAACTAATTTTTTCGTTGTTGATATTGATGAGCATGCGGACGGCGCGGATGGGTTTCAATCTTTCAAGGATTACGACCATCCGGAGTATTTTCGCGAAACACTATCGCAGACTACCGCGGGTGGTGGGCGGCAACTATTCTATCTGAAACGCGAAGACACAGAGATGCAGCAAAGGATTGGTTGGCTGCCGGGTGTCGACATTAAAGCCCACGTCAATAATTACGTCATGGTTGCACCATCGGAACGCAATGGCCGCCAATATGAGTGGGAGAATCACAACCCGATTGTTACGGCATCACCGGAGCTAGTCGCGGCAATCAATGCTAGACCGGCCGATGACACAACGGACTTTACTGATTTTCACATCGACTACACCGAAAAATCTGGCACCGCAACACTGTTTGAAACCATTGTAAATGGCCTAGGTGCAACTGGTGGCCGAAATAATGCACTGGCTAGTTTCGCCGGCGGCTTGTTGTTCCGCGGCGTTGATCCGTTGGCAGTGGTTCAGTTAGGATTACTAGCCAATGCGAACACAGTAGACTCTCTAACCAAGCGCGAAGCTAAGATAACCATTGAATCAATGATCAAGAAAGAAATTAGACGAAGGGGGGCGGAAACGTGAGTGTTGAAGAAGAAGCCGAAAAGCTGCGGCAGCTGCAAAAGAAAGTTGTCCCCATGCACGATCGGATTAATTTTATGGAAACCGCCAAAGGTGGGATTAAAGCTAATAGCATTGAAAACGTTTGTCTAATACTTGAACACGACAAGCTGCTAAAAGGTAAATTTGCTTTCAATGAATTCAGCTATGAAACGGAATTCATGAAAGATTCACCAGAATTAATGCTAGAACACGGGCCACTGCAAGATGAATTCACGCCAGCGGTTCAACGCTATATTGAACGCAAGTATGGAGTGATGTTTGCGCCTAAGTTGATTGACGCGGCTATTACCGAAGTCTCACGGCGAAATGTGTTTAATCCCGTGATTGAGTATTTTAATAAATGTTTTCAAAAATGGGACGGCAAAAAACGTGTTGCTGACTTCCTACCGGTGTTCTTAGGCGTTGAACCGTCAGACGTGACTACGTTACAAACTAAATTATTCTTTGTTGGCGCGGTAGCCAAGGCATTTAAGCCCGAAACCAAGTTCGATTTTGTTTTAGATTTAGTCGGTGGCCAAGGCGCCGGTAAAACGACGCTACTTAAAAATATGGCGAACGGGTGGTACACCGATCAATTTACGGACTTTGAAAACAAAGACAATTTTGGAAACATGATGCGGTCGTTGATCGCTAATGATGATGAAATGACTGCCAGCGGCCACAGTAGCTTTGAAATCTTAAAAAAATTCATTAGTGCCGAAATGCTGGAATATCGGCCACCGTATGGCAGATATTATGTGCGTCGCTATAAAAACTTTGTCATGGCGCGGACAACCAACGAGGTTACTTATCTAAAGGATAAGACCGGTGAGCGGCGTTTCTTACCGGTGATGGTAAATAAGAATCGCGCTAAAAAATCGCCAGTTACTGATTTAACGCAGGAAAACATTGATCAACTCTGGGGTGAATTTACCAGCTATTATCGCGACGGTTTCAGATTTGGCTTGTCGGAGGAGCAGGAAGCCATGCTTTCCGAGAACCGCGAGCAGTTTATGTACATCGACGCGGAAGAAGACGCGATTGAAGATGCGTTGGCACAAGTCACTGGTGATTTTACGACTAGTGCCGACATCGCTTTTAAGATGGGCAATCAGGACTTAGTTAAGAATCGAAAACTGGCGAAGAAAATTAAGTACGTCATGGATAATCACAAGGGATGGAAACCGACATCACGGCGAGTTCAAGGTATGCCGAAGCGAGGCTATGCCCGAGTGTCATCAGTGAAGTGAGTGCGTAGACACCGTAAAGACTACGTCTAGTCCCTACAGCCCCAACGTATACACTAAAGTGTATACACTACTTAATAATATTATATATATATATATTATTTTATATATGGTATAGGGAATAGGGACAACGGAGGTATAGGATTGAAAAAGTTAAAAATCACTGGCTACATGACTACATGCGTGTTAATCCCAATGGTGGCAACCGTTACAGCGTATCAGTAAGCTAAAAGTGTAGTCACTAATAGTGACTACGGAGGTAATTATGCGAGAACAAGAAATTCAAAATAAAATCCGAGTGGCCGTTTCATCGGCCGGGTGCACAATTTTTCGGGCGAACGTCGGCAAAGTGAAGACCGAAGATGGTCGATGGTTCGACGCGGGACTACCACAAGGATTTCCAGACTTATTCGGGTTCCGTCACTCGGACGGAAAAATGTTTTTTATTGAATGTAAAAACGAAAATGGGCGGCCACGGAAGGATCAGATTAAATTTCATGAATTTTTACAACGGCAACAGATGATTCATGGAATCGCACGGTCGCCAGAAGATGCGTTGATGATTGTTAATGAAGGGTTGGTTGGCTATGGATTCTAAAAACAGTAAGACATACGGCGAATTGTTTCAATAAGTCCGCGATCGCTATGGAATTCAAACAAGCGCAATGTTACACGTTGATCCAGAAAAACGATTGAGCGATGAGGATTATCATAAATGTTTACAAGCATATTCGCTAATGCCAGCAATATTTGATGACGTTTTTGGGGAGGTAACGAAATGAAAGTAATTTATAAAAATAAGAATGAGATTACAAAATATTGTGTCGGCGATGTTATTCAACAGGAAGAAAGTATTTATTTGGTTGTTGTTGATGGTCTTAGTTCGTTTGCACAGGTTTGCTTAAGTAATGGTGAAGTGGTGACAGATTGGTACCATTCTTTGGACGAATTATTTGATGGTGAACACACAGCCGGTGAGAAATTAGTAAAGGCAACGCTAACAATCGAATGAGGTGAAAATTATGAAACGAAAGGAATCAAAGAATGATCACATAAATCACGATGACCTGATCGACATAGTCCATCAGGTCGAAGACAAGCACGATGGCAGCTTACTTGAAGCCACTGATGAAGAAATGAAACCAATTTGGAAATTAACTCATCTCGAACAAAATCAACAGATTGGCAGTGTTGTGACTGAGTTAGAAATGAAAATCATTACAGACTACGCCCAGAAACAGATTCACAAAAGTTATGAAAAGAGTGAAGCAATCCGGCGAGTTGGTAAGAGCTATAGTTGGTTAATGCACCGCGTTTACGAATATAGACACGGAAGGCTAAGGGTGAAGGAGGTAAATAATGTTTAAATTCACAGGCAAGCAATTGGTACGTGAGGCCTTGGTTGATTGGTCAGCCTTTAGCGATGGCACGCCGTTCTACGATTGGTTCCCAGAAGCTCACTGGATAAGGTCAAAGGCACATTATCAATGTTACAGCGATTTGAGTGGGATTGAAGAGATTGAATAACTAGGGGGACACCAAATGAAGTTTTTAGATTTATTTGCTGGTATTGGTGGATTTAACCTAGGTATGACGCAGGCTGGTAACTCAGTGACGGTTCCAGTTATTGCTGCTATTGCAAAGAAAATGGAAATATTCTAATTGGATTCAATGATGGTTTAACGGAGGTAAGTAAATGAAAATTATCAGTTTACAAAGTGTTGGACTAGGTGATTACGTTCAGGATGGAAGCACTGGTGAATTGGTGCCAACTCAGCGCTGGATTTACATTGGAGAGCCATTTAATCACAATCCGTATGGGCCAGATAGTGGTAGTGACCCTAAGGTGATTAAGATTCGTCAGAGCCATGATGAAAAAAATTACATGGTGGACACCAGTGATAAGCATATATTTATTTTGCCAGCTGATAAATATATTGCAGAGTATGTGGAGGTCGACGAATGATTATTAACCCGATAAGCACTTACTTTTATGCACAGTTAGTAAGCCTGGCAGTCTTTATCTTACTAATCATTGTTGGCGGAATTTATTTACTTTACAGGTATTTTAAATCGAAACATTGAAAAATAGCCGATTATTGCAAAGTTAAAATCATGGATTGCGGCGAACATTTAAAAAATCGCTTATCTTATAAAACACTGGTGGTGGTGATGATTGAACGATGAGTTATTTGAAAAAAATAAAAAATTCTTGCGCCGTTACCGGCCATACTTTCGACAAATCAAACGACTTGAAACTAAGCTTTATGTGATTGATGATCGAATTGAGTCGGTTCATTCTCCAAGTATGACCGGTCAGCCGGGCGGTGGGAAACGGCGGGAGTTAGCGGACGATTTGATTCGGCGTGAAGAGATTGAAGAACGTATTAACCATTTGATTAAGAAAAGTCGACCGGTCAAGTTAGAGATTACGGATTGTCTGGATGAGTTAAGCAATTCGCTGGAAGCTTCTATATTAGAGCAATATTTTATCGAAGACATTCAGTTAGACACGATTGCGATTCAGATGTCCTATTCTTTCCGACAGGTCAAACGACTGTATGGCGATGGGGTCAGACATGTGCATGTTCCGTCACTATGACACACCCTGAACTATGTCCCCTGAATGTCACCAAAATGTCCCCTTGATGTCACTTACATGCCGCTAAATTGATGGTATATTTGTATAGTCGGATAGTTCAGATAAGCGAGCGTCATACCTGCGAAGGTGTGGCGTTTTCTTTTACATAAAATCAATGGAGGTTACAAACTATGGATCAGAAAGAATTTAATGCAACACAGCGGATTAACGACGCTTGCTATGATTTAATCCGTGATGGCTACACAATCAAAGAGGTCTACACAGCATTGTCAACGGTGATGGATGCAGTTCAATCTAAGCCAGCCAAGGATAAAGCTACTATCAAGTTAAACATTGACACGACCCAAGCACGACACGAGCTGAGCCAACTGCAGGCGCAAGCCCAGCGTTTACGTCATGACTTACAGTGCTGACCAATGCCGAGCGTTCTACAGCTCAACTCAGTGGGAACACTTACGCCTAGCAATCCTTAAGCGTGATCACTATGAGTGTGTGTGGTGTAAGCGTGATGGTAAGGTGACACGCGCTGGTGATGTGGATAGTCATGGACGGCCAATCATTCTGGAGGTTGACCACATCAAAGAGTTAGCTAAGTATCCTGAGCTGAAGACTGAGCCAAGCAATCTACGGACACTGTGCAAGGACTGTCACAACAAACGGCATCATCGCATGAACTATCGAACTAAGCATAAACGTAAAGAGAATCGTTGGAGTCAAGATGAAAGGTGGGATTGATTATGCCAGAGATTGCCTATCGAATTAGGAATGATTATGTAGTGCCAGACGTATACGTTGATGGTGAGCATGCAAGTGTAGTGTCGTGCTCTTACCAGTATGTTACTACATCTGATAAGCCACTTGCTAGTACAAATGTATTCACTGCAACAATCTTATTAGAGTCAGAAAATAAATTGATTGAGCATGTTATATCAGTGAACAAGATGACGGGTGAGACGTGGTGGCAGTAAGGAGTGATTGAGTATGATCTATGTTGTCATGGTGCAAC